TGATGATATTTTGCGAGAAGTCGTAGGAGATCATCTAAATGATAAGAAAAAGAAGAAACTTCTTGAGGAATAATGGCCAAAATAGATCAACGTGACCTAACAAGTCAAGCTTTTAAAGATATAAGTCTGACATTTAACCGACATCCAGTAACGGATGACATCGGAGTGTTCACGAATGAGAGTGCCATTAAGAGAGCTGTGACAAATTTAGTAAGAACAAGGATAGGTGAAAGGTTTTTTGAGTCTTTATTAGGTAGTGCTGTCGAAGATTCTCTCTTTGAACAGGCAGATCCCGATAATGCTCAAGTTTTAGAGGATGACATACGACTTTTACTTGAAAACTTTGAACCAAGAATTGCTAAAGTAGGTATTAAAGTTGTATATCCGTTAGATACTAATGAACTAACGGTGCAAATCGCATATAATATTGTTGGATTAGACACTCCAAGACAAAATATAGAATTTATTCTTCAATCAACTAGGATATAATGTCATTTAACCAGTTTACAAACCTAGATTTCCAAACTCTTAGGGCACAAATTAAAGATTACCTTCGTGTAAACAGTGATTTCGCTGATTTTGACTTTGAAGGATCAAACTTTTCGACTCTGATCGACCTTTTAGCGTATAACTCTTACATAACTGCTTACAATACTAACATGGCAGTTAACGAGTGCTTCCTCGACAGTGCGACTTTGCGTGAAAATGTAGTTTCACTTGCTAGAAATATTGGTTATGTACCTAGATCAGCTAGATCTGCACAAGCTGTAGTAAATTTTAGTGTAGACTTAGGAACAAATGACACAAAAATCGTAACTTTGAAAGCTGGACAAGTTGCATTAGGTATTCAACAGGGAAGTAATTACATTTTTTCCATTCCAGACGACTTTGTGGCGACAACTGGTGTCAATAATATTGCAGCTTTTGATAATTTAAAAATTTATGAAGGAATATATCTCGAAAAAACATTTCAAATTGATAATTCTCAACCAAATCAAAGATTTATACTCCCAAATGCGAATATTGATGCTACTTCTATTCGTGTTACCGTCCAATCAACAACAAATGAGATATATTCGCTCTACAATAACATATTACAAGTCGATTCGACCTCTAAATTGTTCCTAATTCAAGAAATTGAAGATGAAAAATATGAAATCTTGTTTGGAGACGGAATTATTGGTAAAAAACCGCCAGCTGGAGCAATTATTAACGTATCTTATATTGTAACTAACGGAAAATTAGGAAATGGAGCTAGAAATTTCTCATTTGTTGGTATTTTAAGAGATGATACTGATGTAACTATCACTTCTGGCATGTCTGTATTGAGAACAGCTCAAAAATCAGAAAATGGAGACAACATTGAAGATGTAAGTACGATAAAATATCTAGCACCTCGTATATACTCCTCACAATACCGTGCCGTAACCGCAAATGACTACACAGGTATAATTCCCTTCGTTTACCCTAACGTCGATTCTGTGACTGCCTACGGAGGAGAAGAATTAGAACCGCCTGAGTATGGTAAAGTGTTCATTTCTATCAAACCGAAAGATGGTTCTTTCCTTTCACAGATTACAAAGGATGATATTTCAAGACAACTTAAACAATACTCGATTGCTGGCATCAAACCAGAAATTATTGATCTTAAGTATCTTTATGTCGAAGTTGACACTACAGTTTACTACAATACAAACGCAACGTCGGAAGTATCATCTTTACTTACATCTGTAACTAAGACGTTAACGACTTATTCTAACTCATCAGATATAAACTCATTTGGTGGTAGATTTAAGTATAGTAAAGTTATTGGATTGATAGATGACTCTGCTAGAGGAATCACATCCAACATTACTAAAGTTAAAATGAGAAGAGATATACTCCCTGAGTTGAATACTTTTGCAACTTATGAACTTTGCTACGGAAATGGATTTTATGATCAACCAAATGGATATGGCATACGTTCCACAGGATTTACAGTCAGTGGTATTGACGGAACTTTGTATTTGGGTGACATTCCTACTGCTGGGACGACTGTTGGAAAACTAGTATTCTTTAAACTTGTAAATAATCTCCCATTAATCGTTAAGAACGATGCTGGTACTGTGGACTATGTTCACGGAGAGATTAATTTGGATGTGGTAAATATAACAGGAGCTTCACTTGCAAGTGGAGTCATTGAAGTTGAAGCAATACCCGACTCCAATGATGTTGTTGCGTTAAAAGATTTGTATTTACAATTGAACGTTCCTAATAGTACAGTAAACGCCTTACCAGACGTTATATCTTCTGGAGAGAATACTTCTGCTACTGCATACGTTAAAACTTCTAGTTACGCTAGCGAAACAATCTATACCAGATAAATGACGGATATTAAAAGAGTAAAAATCTCTCATTTAATAGAATCTCAAATTCCTGAGTTCTTAAATCAGGAATCTCCTCTATTCAAGAGTTTTTTAACCCAATATTACGAATCACAAGAACACCAGTCTGGTATGACCGACTTGGCTAGTAATCTAGCAGAGTATCAAAAGATTGGTGCGTTCAATGATGAGACACTTATAGCTTCTACAACTTTAAGTGTATCATGTTATGCTGGTGATACAACTTTAACAGTGGCATCTACAGATGGATGGCCTGATACTTATGGTTTGTTAAAAATTGACAATGAAGTAATTACATATACTGGAAAATCAGCAACACAGTTCCTTGGCTGCGCTAGAGGATTCAGTGGAATAGATCAATTATCAAAAGAAGATGCTGCCGAGTTTGCAAACTTTGCTCAGACTAGGGCCGATGTTCATACGAGTGGTTCAACAGTAACAAACTTAAGTAATCTCTTCTTACAAGAATTTTTTACTAAATTTAAGACAGAATTTTTACCTGGCTTTGAAAATAGAAGTTTTACACCTGGCACATCAATTACTAATGTGCTCACTAGAGCAAAAGACTTCTATATGGCAAAGGGAACCGATGCTTCATATAAAATTCTATTCAAACTTTTGTATGGTCAAGAAATTGAACTTATAAAACCAATTGACAGAACATTAGTCACATCAGGTAATGTATATTTCAAAACTAAACACGTTCTTGTTGAAAATCTATTTGGTGGACAACCATTAGAGACCATTGGTAACTTCTTATATCAAGATATCTCTGGAATTGGAACTGCGAGTGCTTCAATTTACAATGTGGAGTATAGACCAATCAATCAAGTTGATTTTTACGAAATATCACTTGACTCAACATCATTTGACGGATCTTTTCAAGTGCCTGGAAAAACAAAAGCACTTGAGATCACTCCAGCAGACTCAACCTCTCTTGTTGTTGACTCTACAGTCGGATTTGGACAAAGTGGTACACTTTTGGTAAAACCAAGAGAAGGTGCTAACTTTTTAAGTCTAAGATATACTGATAAGACTGTAAACCAGTTTTTGAACGTTACTGGTATATCAACATCCTTAGTTTTTGGTGCTGATGTTCTTGAGAACAAACTTGCATACGCTTATGCTGGATTTGGACAAACATCTTTACTACAATTCAGACTTGTTAACGTTATTGACGAAGCAGATACTTCTACATCAACAAATATGCAAGTTGGTGATAGTCTTAAGTTACTTTCCTTTGGTAAAGATCTAGCAGATAACCCAAAGTTCAATAATTGGATATACAACGTACCTTCAAGTCATAATCTTGCCACAATCAGTCAGGTAAACGTCAATACGTTTAGAATTAGTATATTTGACAACTGTGTGTTCTATGTTGATGAAATTTTAAAGTTAAGAAACGATTTTGGTGAAGAAGTTGATATTACAGTTAAACAGATTGAGTATGATGCAACAAACACAGCACAAGTTTATTCAAACACCATTGTTGTTCAAACTAGTGGTATTGTGCCTCTCAATCCTACTAAAATTACAAAAACAGTTACAAAGGCATCTCATAACTCAAATTACTTTGCTGGAGTTGATCAGTTTACAGTTGGTATTCAAAACAGTTACATTGACAAAGAAGAAAAGTTCTTTTATGTATCTTCATCTGGTCTACCTAACTATCCTATCTTTGCAACTGATAATAAGGTATTCGTAAAGACTAGTTCTATTGAGGTTGTAGACGGATTTGGCACACCTTTACTTGGTGGTGGGTTTACTTATACCATACAGTCTTATGACCCCGCCTTTGACCCTGCCGCAGGGACTAGTTTGCTTCCACACAATTATGTAACTGGTGATAAGATTTATTGGGACAATACAACCAATAGTGGTATCTCAACTGGTATCTACTTTGTAACTAAGGTAAACCAAACTGACTTCTATCTTTCATTCAGTGGATCTGACGTATTTGCTAAAAAATACATCGCAGTTAGAACAGGAACAGCTGGCCAATACATTTACAAATCTGGTTGGGAGAATAAGACACTTAAGAACCAAAAGATTCTTAGAAAATATCCTGTCTACAAAGAAAAGGAATTATTTGATGATCCTAATAAGAGACAGGTAAATAACAGACCTGTGGGACTTATGGCGAATGGTGTTGAACTATTCCCTCCCACTGTATTTGATGAACAGATTTTTCATGGTGATCTTACAAGTATTACAGTTACAAACCCAGGCGAAGGTTATGATGTAATCACAGGGCCACCTATACAAGTTTTAGATCAACAAGGATCTGGTGCTATAGCTCATGCAAATATCTCAGGATCATTCAAAGAAGTTAAGTTAATATCGCCAGGTATTGGATATCAAGATAAACCGAAAATTACCGTATTAGGTGGTAATGGAACTGGTGCTGTTCTTGAATCTAATCTAGTTAAAGGTAAGATCGTTGCCAACTTTAAAGCAGACGGATCATCTGTCAATACGACTGATGAAACTATATCATTTGAAAACAGACATAACTTTGAAGTTGGTGAAGCAGTTGTTTATGATGCAAGAGGTAATACTCCAATAGTCAACGTGGTTAGTGGATCTGTTTACTATGTTGCACCTGTAAATGAGAAGAAGATAAAATTACACAATAAACCAGAAGAAGCTAAGGTTGGTATCAATACTGTTAATATTGGAAACGTTAGTTTTGGTTTTCATAAACTTACTACAGTAAAGGCAAAGAATACAATAACCAAGATCTATGTAAAGGAAAGTGGTTCTGGATACTCAAATAGAAAAGTTATTGTCCCTGCAAGACCTGTTAACGGAGACGTTCAATCTGGTATTAGTACATCTGACGATTATGTACTGGCATATAACCATCACTTCAACAACGGAGAGATCGTTGAATATTCTACAACAGGAACAGTTGCATCTGGTCTTTCAACAACAACACAGTATGCCGTTAAGGTCATTGATCCTAACAGATTTAGACTTTGTGATGTTGGTGTTTCCACACAAAGAAACTTTACGAATTATGACAAAAATAAACCCGCTGTAATTCGTGGATTGGGCAGTGGTGATCATACTATAAAATATCCACCTATAGTAGTAAACATAGAGAGTTTATCTGGTATTGCTGTTACCACGGTTATAAAACCAGAGATTCTACCTCTAGTTCTTGGATCAGTTGAAAATGTTTACTTACAAGAAGGTGGTATTGGTTATGGTTGTACTAATATCATGGACTTCCAAAGAAGACCTGATGTTGGCATCTCTACAATTACTTTCAGAGCATTACTAAAACCAATTATCATTGGTGGTACTATAGTGGATGTTCAGATACTTGCCAATGGTAAAGGATATCGTGAAGATTCTGATATTATAATCACTAGTCCTACAGGAAATTTTGCAGACATAAGACCTATAGTTGAAGATAGCAGAATAACTAGTGTGCAAATTCTTGACGGTGGTGTTGGATATGGAAGTAGTGATACTATTTTACTTCTACAAAATAGAGGTAAGAGCGCCAAGTTTATTGGTAATGTTAGAGAGTGGAAGATTAACCAAGTTCAGAAGAACGAGAATATCATCAACGTAGAAGATTCAATACTTACAAAACCAAGTACAAACCCAGAGTTCCAATTACAAACTATTGGAATGTATCCTCCTCAAAAACTAAGATATCAAAAAGGAGATAATATTGATTCAGCAAACTTAGAAACACCTAATGCATTTCACTCACCAATATTAGGATATGCATATGACGGTAATCCAATCTATGGCCCATATGGTTATCAAAACGCAGTCGGTGGTGCTATTGTTAGACTTAGATCTGGATATATTCTTGATACCTCCTCTAGAGCAGGCCTCAGGCCTCCTGGCTTTGCTTTTGGATACTTTGTTAATGATTATGTTTTTGACAACTCTGGCGACCTAGACGTACACGGTGGTAGGTATTGTGTTACTCCACAGTTCCCAGATGGAACTTATGCATACTTCTATTCTGTAGAAGTTGATTCTAGTGGTGTTGCTAAACCTAAGTTCCCATACATGGTTGGTGGACAATTTAAGGATACTCCCATAGAAGAGAACTTTGTTACTTTCTTCAACCAAGACATTGATATTGCAAGTAGGAATGTAACAAGAAATATTGCTCCATATTACCTATCATACGGTAACTCTGATTACGAACTAATTGATGATGTAAAAGATGCATTGAAACAAGAGTTTGAAGTTACCAAAACAAAGAGTGCTGGTATCACATCTGTAACCATATTCTCCAGAGGTGATGGATATAAAATAGATGATACTCTTACATTAGATAACAAAGGAACAAACGGCACTGGTGCTAATATTGTTGTAAGTGAATTATTAGGAAAAGAAGTAAGCACTGTAGAAATTGGTATTACTACATTCAATGATTCATCACTAAGACTCCAAAAGAAACAGGTTATTGGTATCACCTCAATGCCACATGGTATTGCTGATGGTGAAACAATTATTCTAAGTGGTATTAGTACATCTGAGTTTACGGAGTTTAATGGCCCTCAGAAAGTTCAAGTTATTAACAGATCAGTAGGCCTTTCTACTTTTGTGGACAATGTAACAAACACTGGAGTAACCACAGAGATATTTGTAACTGATACTAGAGGTTTCACTCCAGCAGATATCATTGGAGTTGGAACAGAGAGCATGACCGTTGTTGGTGTTGATACTGCTTTCTCTAGATTACTTGTAAACAGAGAAAACTTTGTTGGTGCTGCAATTACACACCAGGCTGGTACTAACAATGTAAAACTACAACCAAATAAGTTTCAATTCTCTGTTGGAACTTCAACAGTCACTCAATTTACATTTGAAAATTATAAAACCTATTTTAACCCACAAGAAACAGTTGGTGTTGGATCTACAGGGACACATTATACAATTACTACGACTGGTTTAGGAACACAAGCGATTCAGACTGTAGAAAATCGTTTTGTGCCTCAACAACAGATTTACATTAAGGATCACAAGTTCTTTACTGGTCAAAAACTAGTTTATAACATGGGTATTGGTGGTACATCTCTTGTTTGGGCAAAAGTATCTGCTGGTGCAACTTCTGGAGTTGGAACTGAGGTTCTTCCTGATGGTGATGTATATGCCGTCGATTTTGGTAAGGATTATGTTGGATTAACTACTGTTGCTTTCTCTACAGCTGCTGATGCTATATGGTTTTACGGTGTTGCATCTAATTCTGGTTTTGCACACTCCTTTACAACTGCATATCCTAAAGTATCAACTAAAGTCGAAAGATTCTTTGGAGAAGTTGGAGTTAATTCTGCTCATGGACTAACAACAGGTGATCTTATCAAACTTGAAGCTATACCAAAATCTTCTGAGTCTACAAAACTAAGATATGACCCAGTTATTGCTAAAACTACTACAAAACGAGTTGGATTTACATATACGAGTTTTTCTCCCGACTTAACTCAAATAAACATTGGAGATCAAGACTTACAAAGTTATGATAAGGTTGTTTACTATGATAATGGTAATACAATCAATGGATTAATCAATAACGAGACTTATTTCGTTCTTAGAGAAGATCCAGAGTCTATAAAACTCTGCAAATACAAATCTGACGTATTTGATTCCAATCCAGTTTCAATATCAACAGTATCGACTGTAAGTCCTAACAATTTAAGTTACATTGCTAAGATCAACCCACCTCTAAGTTTCACATCAGGTAATACAATCGTATTTGATGTATCGGATCAAAGTCTTCTTGATATGAGGTTAGATTTCTTTGATGATCTCACTTTCAATAATAGACTTGATGTTCAAGGCACAAATACTGGTGGATTTAACATTACTAGAGATGGTATTCCAGGCGACCCTAATGCTACAGTCACAATCAATACTGAGACAGGTTGGCCAACAAAAACATACTACGATCTAACTCCTGTTGTCCCATCAGACACAAGAAAGACATTTGGATCATCAGATACAGAGGTAACAGGAAGAAACAACATAACATTCAATGATATTGTTCTCAGAAACGAACATAGCGTTTCAGTCAAGGATGATAAGACATTTACATTCAATTTAAAAGAAAAACCACTAGAATCACAAAAATTTGTCTCTAGAGTTGGTGTAAGTACAATAACATATAGTACAACATCTTCTAGTGCTAGAGGGCCTGTATTTAAGACTAAAATTAACTTCCCAGGCAAAGGATATACTCTTTTACCTAGAGTTATTGGTTTTGCAAGTACACAAGGTAAAGATGCTATCGTAAAAGTGTCATCTCCCGAAATTGGACAAATTGACATCATTGAAAGAATTAAAGATGGATTTGACTATCCAACTGATCCTACTTTACTGCCTTACTTAGCAGTTCCCGCTATAGTTGACATAAGTGGTATTTCAAGGATCGATAATATCGAAGTTACTGATGGCGGAACAAGATATAACCAACCACCTTTACTTGCAGTTCGTGGTAATAGTAATGTACAGATTGCAGCACATATATCTGGTGGATCTGTAGATAGAGTTGAAATTATCAAAAATGCGTTTGAGTTTAAAGAACCACTAAGCATTATTACAACTAATAACTCTAATGGTTACGATATAGACAATATCACACATAGTGGTACTACTGTTACTGCTGAATTGTTACTAGATGCACAATTCAATCGACCTATCAACACTGGGTATGCTTCTACTGAAAATGTGTTACCTTTTGCAGTTGGTGATCAAGTATTTGTTGAAGGTTGTAGGATCAAACCAGCATCATTACAATCAGGTGAAGGTAACTTCAACTCTGCTGATTACGATAACACATTCTTCACAGTTACAGGTGTAAGCACTGCCAATGCGACTGTAGAGTTTAGTATGGGAAGTGCGCCTGGAATATCCACAGTTACACTTGGAGTTTATGATGATGACTTCACATTAGGATCTATTGTCAACTACAATGACATGGCGAAGTTTAATATGACACTTATTAACGATGCCAAATACTTATCTGGTGAAAAAGTAACATCTGCTAAATTTGAAGGATTTGTAGCTGAAAATGGTTGGAATGGTAATATTAGTCAACTTAGATTAAGAGATACCATTGGAACTCTTTTACCTGGCGATACATTGTTTGGTGAAGTATCAGAACTCAAAGGTAATGTTAGAGATGTTAATAGATTTAGTGTAAGAACGACTCTTGGAGTTACAAGAGATAAAGTGTCTAAGAATGACATGGAATTTGGTATTCTTAATGACTTCAATCAAAGATTGTCAGATAACTTCTATTTCCAGAAGTTTTCATACTCAATTAAGAGTAGTCTTCCATATAGCACATGGAAAGAGTCTGTAAAATCAATTGTCCACCCATCTGGATTCTTAGAGTTCTCAGACCTTGTTATTGAAAGTGATCCTAAGAAAGATGCCGATACATTTGATTTGGTAAGTGTTGGAATTGCAAAGTCAAATAATATGAAGATTACACCTGTCGATACTACAATTAATCTTATATTGAACATTGATAATGAAATGTACATGGGTAAGAGAGATAACTTTGCAATAGTTACCGAAGATGATGCTTTAACTGATGGTTCTGTACAAAGAATATTCTTCCCAGAAGGCAGACCAATTAAGAGCTTCATCATGAACAAAACCAACAAGGTTATATCAATAGATGATATTTCTTCTGGATTCACTGGAGAACATGATAGAACTGGTACATTGGTTGGAAGTAAACAGTTCCAATTAAAAACAGGTGGAAGATCAGCGTTTAAGAAGTCATATGATGCTTCTAGTTCTGCTATCGTTAATACTAACTTGAATACAATATCAATTCAGAACCACGATTTCCAGACTGGTCAAACAGTCAATCTTGATACTCAAGGTGGATCTAAAATTGGTATTGCACTCACATCTTATACATCAGGAACTAAAGACATTGTGATGGCTGCAGTTACATCTGGTATTGGTGGAAGTACATTATTTGAGAATGGATTCAATGTTCAGATTCCAGGCCCTGTAACAGGAACTGGTGTTACACAGAATCCTCCTGGCCCTCAGTTTGTTTTATATGGGTTTGGTAATCCAGATGGAGGAGTGCCTGGCTTCTCTACAGTTGGTACTGGCGCTGTGTTCCAAGTTAAGTTTGATTTTGACACAACCACTGGTCAATGTATATCAACTGCCGTTGTCTTAATCAAAGGTGGACAAGATTACATTGTTGGTGATACTGTAGGAATTGCTGGTACATATCTTGGTGGAGCAACACCAGCAAATAACTTATTATTCCCTGTTACCAAAACAACAGGATCTAGAGTTGGTATACAAACAACATACTCAAATATTCCTTCAACAAACAATGGATCAGGTTCTGGTGCAATCTTTAATATTACTAGAGATGCTAACTTAGATATTATTGCTGTTGGAGTTGTTACAGGTGGAACTGGATATGCAACCACTAACACAATCTCTATTGCAGGGACATACATTGGAGGCACAACTCCAACCAATAATATTGAATTGACTCCTGTAGAATGTGGAACCGATGTTATGCCTAATGAATTATTCATTCAGAAGGTTGATGATGTAAACTTTAGAGTTGCTGGTTTATCCACATCACTGCCTTTTGAGTTTACTGGTTTAGGAACTGGTACACATTTACTCAAAGTTCAAGATCCAAATAAACAGGCCTTGATCATGATTGATAATATTATTCAAACACCAATTAAAAATAAACTTCTAAATGTTGAGGTAACAGAAGCTATTGGTGAATCTGGTGAAAACATAGTGGTTGGTTCTGGTATTGGATCATTAGCTAAGGGTGATATACTCAAAGTTGATGATGAATTTATGAAGGTTCAACAGATAGGAGAGGCAACATTTGCACAAGCAAAACAAGCAGTTGCAACTAAGGTTGTTGATGATGCTTTCTACTATGACACTAAGAGAGTTAACTCAAATGTGTTGAATGTAGACACAACAACTGCTACTATGGATGACAACCCTCCATATTAACTATAAATAAAAAGAAAACAAGTTTTTTAAGTAATGTCTAAACAAGGGATTAGTACTGGTTCTGCTCCGAATGACGGCACAGGTGATACCCTGTTGGCTGGAACCATCAAGATTAATAATAATTTTAACGAGATATATGATACTTTCGGAGACGGTACTAATCTTGTAAGTTTTGTTTCCTTCGCTACTACAGCGGGTTATTCAACAAATGCTGGTATTGCATCGACATCTGTTCTTGCTGGTATGGCATCGAGCGTTACTGATAATATTGATATCAATACATCTGGTGTTGTTACTTCAAGTTATGCAGACGTTGGTAAGATAACAATTCAACAGCCTGGTGCTATCACAGATGGCCCTGTTGAGGTTGGTTTCGCTGCAACAATGTTCCGTATCAAAGCAGACGGTATGGTCGGCATTGGAACATCATTACCTACTTCACAACTAGAAGTTGCATCATTCTCTGCTGAAAGACCAACTATATGGGCAGTTGCAAAAGGAAATGGACATGGATTACGAGTATCTGATGCAGCAATAACTGATGCTAAGTCATTTGTTGTTACCAATGAGGCATATACTGGTATCGGTTCTACTGCTCCAACATGTAGATTGGATGTACAAGGTGACGTTCTAGTCAGTGGTGCTAGCACCCTGATGGATCAGGTTAACTTTAATTCTGATATCACAGAAAAAGTTGTAGGAAACTACAGTGATGTTATGCAAGTAAGTGCAGGCGGTACATTTACTATCGATGTTTCACAAGGATCTGTCATATGTGGTGTTGCAACAACAGCTATCAGTTCATGGGCATTTACAAATGTAAGTGGTGAGAATAGTAAGGCAACTACAGCAACACTTATTATCAATGCTGGAGTCGGATATACTTATGGTGATCCAGTTACAGTTAATGGTGCTACAATCGCAACAGGAGTAAAATGGGTTGGAGGTAATCCACCACCATCAACTGCAAATGATGATATCTTAACGTTCAGTATTATAAGAGACAGCACTGGTGTTACCAGAGTTTATTGTTCAAGTTCTATTAACATTAGCTGAGGAAACAGAGTAAATGCCAAGAACTACGCCTGGACAAGGAGTTCTACTAAGACCAACATTTAACTCTGTTTATGGAGTAACTAATATAGAGGTTTTAGCTGGAGGAGCAGGCTACGCACAAACAGATCCACCTAAGATTACAATAGAGGGTACTGCAACCCCTAGTGTAGAAGGAGTCTTTTACCCTAAGATATCTGGGGTTGGAACAGTATCCGAAATTATTATATTTAAAACTGGTGCTGGATATTTTCCTATATTCAATCAGTCAGAACAATCTGGTGTTGTTGTAGAAAGGGGTGCATTTGGAACTATAGCAACTAGTCATAGTTCTGCTGGTATTGCATACTCTGTATTTTCTGGTGATTACAATATTGT